GAGGCCGCCCACGCACGCGCAGCCGGTGAAGCGGCGGCGATGTTTGGCGATGCCAGCGACCAGGGCGAAAGCGCCTACCTGGCACGCAAGGCGGTACAGCCCCACGACGTGCGGTTCACGCCTGATGGCTGGGTGCTGGTGCCCATGCGTGATGCATCGGGCAAGCTGTGGAACGTGCAACAAATCGCGCCCGTGAAGCCCACGGACGGCGGCACGGACAAACTGTTTTTGAAGGGCGGCCGCAAGTCCGGCCTGTGGCACTGGTGCGGCGATCCGGGCACCGATCCGGCCGGGCCTGCTGTGTTGCTGGTGACAGAGGGCTACGCCACGGCCGCCAGCGTTCACGAAGCCACAGGCCGCCCGGTTGCTGTGGCCTTTGATGCGGGCAACCTGGCCCACGTGGTCAAAGCCCTGCGCAAGCTGTACCCGGCCGCCTTGATCGTGGTTTGTGGTGATGATGACGTGCAGACGCATGCACGCACCGGCAACAACCCCGGCCGGGACAAGGCCACGGCGGCGGCGCGATCCGTGCGGGGGCTGGCGGTTTTCCCTGAGCGCCTGCCCGAAGGCGGGAGCGACTTCAACGACCTGCACCAGGCGGCCGGGCTTGATCCGGTGCGGGCCTGTATCGAGGGCAAGATTCAGGCGCACCAGGCACAACAGGCGGCCGCACAGGCAACGCCAGCCGACAGGGCGGGCAGAGGCCGCCAGAGCGCACCGCGTGAGGCCGGCGGGGGCAATGGCGACCACAACGACACCGGCCGCGCCTTCGATCCCTTCACCATTGACGATTACGGCGTGTGGCATCGGGGTATTGACCAGGACGGCAAGCCCAAGCCCCCCGAGTGGGTTTGTTCCCGCCTTGATGTGGAGGCTCTGACCCGTGACCAGGACGGCGGCGGCTGGGGCTACCTGCTGACCTTCACCGACCCCCTGGGCAAACTCAAAATGTGGGCGATGCCCGCCCGCATGTTGTCGGGTGACGGTGGCGAATACCGGGCCGCGCTGCTGGGCATGGGCCTTCGCATTGCGCCTTCACCCCGCGCCCGCAACCTGCTGACCCAGTTCATTCAGACCCGCCAGCCGGCCGAATTCGCAAGCTGCACCGACCGCATAGGCTGGCACAGTCACGCCTTTGTGCTGCCCCGCGAAACCATCGGGGACGGCGCAGAGCGGATCGTGTTCCAGTCTGAAAACCAGATTGAAAACACTTTCACGATGAAGGCGACGCGTGAGGCATGGATAGAGCGTGTTGGAAAGCAGTGCATCGGAAATTCCCGGCTGGCTTTCGCGGTGGCCTGCGCCTTTGCCGGGCCGCTGCTGCGTCCGGCTGGCATGGAGAGCGGCGGCATTCACTTTCGGGGCGACAGTTCCAGCGGCAAGACAACAGTTTTGAAGGTGGCTGGCAGCGTGTACGGCGGGCCGAGTTTCATGCAACGCTGGCGCACCACAGACAACGCCCTGGAGGCCATTGCAGCACAGCACAGCGACTGCCTGCTGATCCTTGATGAACTGTCACAGGTTGACCCCAAGACTGCGGGCGAATGCGCCTACATGCTGGCCAATGAACAGGGCAAGGCCCGTGCAACCCGCACCGGCACGCCACGCGCCCGGCAGACCTGGCGGCTGCTGTTCCTGAGTGCTGGCGAGCTGGGGCTAGCCGACCACATGGCAGAAGGCATGAAGCGAATCAAGGTAGGGCAGGAAACCCGAATGGCAGACATTCCGGCCGATGCTGGGGCGGGCATGGGTGCCTTTGAGAACTTGCATGGGCATGAAGGGGGCAGCGCCTTTGCACGTCACATCACAGGACAGGCCGCCAGCGTGTACGGCGCGACCGGCCGCGCCTGGCTGGAACACTTGACCGCGACAGCCGATACCCTCAAGGCACGCATTCGCGCAGCGGCGGCGGCCCTGGGTGCGCAGATCGTGCCCGAGGCCGCCAGCGGGCAGGTTGAACGGGTGGGCGCACGCTTTGCGCTGGTGGGCGCAGCGGGCGAGATGGCCACGGCGGCGGGCCTGACCGGCTGGCCGAAGGGCGAGAGCGAGCGGGCCGCCCGCGCCTGTTTCGAGGCATGGCTGGCCGCCCGTGGTGGCATCGGCAACGGTGAAGTCGTGGCCATGCTGCGCAAGGTGCGGGGCTTTCTTGAGGCCCACGGTGAAGGCCGCTTCAGCATGTGGCACCGATCCGCAGACGACCACACCCCCAAGACACTGCAACGCGCTGGCGTGCGGCGCATGTTGAGCGCAGACGGTGAACCGATCAAGACCAATAGCCAGCACGGCACAGAGTTTGGCGACCGGATGCCCGCTGCCCTGGGTGAGGGCGTGAGCTTTGAATACTTCATCCTGGCCGAAACCTTCACGGCCGAAGTGTGCCAAGGCTTCGACCGTGACGCGGTTTGCCGGGTGCTGTTGGCGCATGGGTGCCTGACCCCGGACAAGGGCCGTTCCTTCGACTGCAAACCACGCTTGCCGGGCCTTGGGTTGTCCCGCTGCTACCGCATCCCGCCCGCCATCTTTGAGCTTGACCTATGACCCCACATGCACCCGCACGGGCCGCACGTGGACCGCCAAAGCGCCCGCCTGGATAGATCAACGAATCAACACAACGCCGAAAGGCAGAAAGAGCAACCATGACCACCATCACGAATCCACAAATCAAAATCATCACTGACTTCATCGCCCGCCAGATGGACGGCGACCAGGTGCCGACCTCAAACAGTGCCGAGCTGCGCGACCTCACGGCGGCCGTGGACACCATTCAGACCCACGGATCAACCGCAGAGCTGCGCGAGCTGGGGGTGCGCACCTTGCGGGCCGTCATCGACCGCGTGTTCAGCAACTTGGAGGCGGAGCGCACGCTGCGCAACTACATCACGGGAGGCGACCGTGCTTAACCGTATCTGGCTCTGGCTCAAGACCCCACGGGCCGTGCGCCTGGCGCAGGAAAAGCGCCGTCTGCAACGCGCAGCAATGCACGCTGGATGCTCCAGGGCGCTGGCAATGCGCGTCGTTGCAAGTTACTTCAAAAGCAGTTTGGAGGATGCGCCGTGATATGTCACAATACGCCTGTGACGGTTGAACGGGATGTTCAACTTTCATCTTCATCAGAGCCGCGGGACGCGACCTCAGAAGCAATCGAGCCTGTCTTACGACTGGCCGTTTCAAGCTTTTCGAAGGACGCGCCAATGACCGGCACAGCAACCGCAGAAAACACGACCGCCCCCACGGGACCGGCCGCGCCTGCGCCTGCTGCCAAGTCAAAGCCGCAAACCATCAGACAGTTTGAGCGTTCCATGCGTGCGCTGGGCTACTCACAGCGAGAAGCCGCTGCCATTGCAAGCCAAGGATTCAAGGCCCTGGGCACCGTCGAACAGGCGGTGGACGAGGACGAGATAGCCGAGCTGGCGGCACTGATCGCAAAAACCATTTCAATCTTGAAAGTGTCATCATGAAAATTACCCGCAACCACCTGACGATTGGCTTTCTGGCCATCGTCGCAGTCCTGGCCGTGTTCGCACTGGCTGGGCATCCTATCCTTCCCGTTGACGCCCTGGCGGGCCTGGGCATGCTGCCCCTGGCCATGAGTGGCGAAATCGACATGAAGGAAATCAAGACGCTACTTGAGGTCCAAGGCGCAGCCCTGGAGAAGTTCAAAAAAAGCGTTGAATCCGATATCCTGGCGATCGCCACGAAGAACGGACGACCGTCGGCCGGTGGGCTGATCAGCCCGTTGAAGGACGAGCACACGAAGGCATTCATGGGCTTCCTGAGGTCCGGCCGCGAGGCGGATCTGGAACAGAAGGTGATGCGAACGGATTCCGGCCCTGAGGGCGGCTATCTGGTGCCCGAACAACTCGATACCGAGCTGAGCAAGTACCTTCGCCAGCGTTCGCCCATGCGTCAACTGGCGCGTGTGGTTCCTGTGGGGTCTGCCGAGTTCAAGCAACCTCATTCGACCCTGGGCATGGGCGCATCCTGGGTGGGCGAGACTGCGGCACGACCCGCCACGGCCGCGCCTGGCTTGAAGATGATCACCATCCCGACCAATGAGGTCTACGCGATGCCGTCAATCACCCAGCAACTGCTTGATGACAACGCCTTCGACCTGGAGAACTGGCTGATCACCGAGCTGGGCGATGCCTTCGGGGATGCCGAGGCCAACGCCTTCATCAACGGCAACGGCGTGACCCAGCCGCGAGGCCTGTTCACCTATGACGTAGTCACCACTGCTGATGCTACCCGCGAGCATGACAAGTTCCAGTATGTCCCTACGGGCGCTTCCGGCGACTTCGCAGCGAGCAACCCCGGCGACGCGCTGATTTCGCTTGTGTACGCGGTGAAGCCTCAGTACCGGGCCAATGCGTCCTGGCTGATTTCAAGCGAGGTTCTGGAGAAGGTTCGCAAGATGAAGGACGGCACCGGCGCCTTCTACCTGTGGCAACCCTCGACACAGGCGGGCCAGCCCTCGACCCTGCTGGGCTTCCCGGTATTCGAGGATGAGAACCTACCCGCGATCGCATCAGGATCGCTGTCGGCTGCGTTCGGTGACTTCAGCCGGAGCTACACCATCACCGACCGGAATACGGCGATGCTGCGCGATCCGTACACCTCAAAGCCGTTCGTGAACTTCTACTCGACCAAGCGCCTGGGCGGCGGCGGTGGGCGCGACACGCGGGCCGTGAAGTTCCTGAAGTTCGCATCGACCTAAGCCCTGGCCAACAGTGCCAGCAATGGCGCTGCCCAGCCAATCTAGCCCGCCCTGTGCGGGCTTTTCTTCGACTGTGCCCGCGTGAGCCTTGCCGGGCCGCCTGTGGGCGGTGGCGTGCGGGAGTTACTTTCGCGCAGCAAAACAGTGATTCAGGGCACCAGGCACCAGACACGCCCAAGCCTTGAACGCCCTTGGACTTGCATGGAATGATTTGTCCCCGCTGTCCCCGCTGGTTTTGGGTTTGTCCCCGCTGCCAACGGGGACAGATTTCTTCAATGCTGACAATGGGTTACGTGGGTTTCGCTGGTTTGTCCCCGCTGTCCCCGCTGGAAAACATCGAGAGCCCGAAGGAATGAGCCGTTTTCCCTACGGAAAACACCCGAAAAGCTGCGATTCGGCGCGGAAGTAAGGGGGGGGAGGGGGGTAAAAATGTT